CCCAAACCGGAGCTTCGCAGTCCGAATATGCTGTATCGCAGATCTCGCCGCTACACGATTCCTGCGTGTACCCGTCCGTGATCGTGATACACAGACACTTGCAGGTGCACTCACATGTGCCACAGTACCACGTCCGGCAGCCTGTGTCCTCGTCGATCACATACGGCAGCGGCCGCTTCTCCAACCGGTCCCATGTCAACGTCCCGGAGATGTAGTTGATCGAAGTCTCAACGGAGTCGCTGGAGTCCCGGCAGCTCTGCCCCTCGTAGCACGACTTGCGGTACACCTCGACTCCGTCCAGCACCACCACGAACTCACATTCGCCCGTGTCATAGTTCCGCTCCCAGTACCCTGCGAACGTGGCGTTAGCAATCGTGCCCGTCCAGCCGTTGGACGCGAAGGTCGCTGTGCCGTATTCAGGCGTGTCCCCGTACACCTCCCAGATCAGGCAGTACGTGCAGGGGATCACCGCGCAGCAGCCGTCCGTTTCGTCCGAGCAGGAGTCTGACCGGCGTTCGTCGCACCGCCGCAGGCGGTTGTCAAACTGTCGCCACCACGCGGGACCGGGCATCACGCGCACTCCGGCTGATGACACAGATCGTCCAGGATCCAGCGAGGCTCACACGCCCCTGACCGCGGATACATGTAGGACGCCTTGCCGACGGTCCCCGGCAGCTCAGCGTCCACGTGGTAGTCGAGGTAAGAGCAGAGGTCGTAGACGTAGACCTGGCCTGTGTACGGGTCGGCGCCGGGGATTGCCTTCTCACAGCCGCCAGTGAACCACGTCGGCGTCACGACGAGCATCTTTTCGGTGATGTCGTAGCCATCCGGGCACAGTACCTCGTCAATCGTAAACCAGATGGTGTTGCTGCCACCACCAGCCCCACCGCCAGCGTGCAGCATCTTGAACTCGCGACGCCGCGGCCTCATTGTGTAACCCCTCGGTCAACGATCAGCACAGTGGATGGCCCGCCTTCGCGGCTCATCTCGAAGCGTCGCTCAACGATCTGCACGTATCGGCTGCTGGATGCAGTTGCAGGGGCTGCGTTTAAGCTGATCTCCCGTCCGGCAATCTTCGTGATCAGATCACCGATCTGATATTCCGTGTGCCATCCAGGCAGGCGAAACTCGCAGTCGATCTCAGCGAAGTGATTCTGGTCGCGAATCTTCTCCGCGTAGGTCAGAGCGTCGGTGGAGTTGTTGACCTCATCCGCCGAATTGCCTGTGTCAATCAGTACGCTGCGATAAGTACCTGACGTGTTTCGCCAGCGTCGCTGGAATTTGTCAGGCAGGAAAAGCGTCTGTTCGAAAACTCTGCCGTTCGCACACTCAGCAGCCTCCCTGGCCGCGTAACCCTGAACGCGATAGTCCGAGTAGACACACCCAGTGATGCGAACGCGACCGTCACTGCCCGCGTCATACAGCTGCTGCGGGATATCGACGCCGTCGAAGTAAATGCCGATCTGGTCAGGGCAGAGCTTAATGGTCCAGCCGGGTTCCTCCGGCTTCCATGTCGAGCCGCCGTCTGTCGAGTATTCGACTTTGATCGGCAATCGCTGTTCGCGATCGTTGCCGGCCTGATAGGTCAGCGGTTCCTGCAGCGTGCGACGATGCGGCACCCATGTTGACACAACGCCGCCGAGGTCAGGCACAACTGGCAACTGACCTAGCCGCGATACCGTCGGGTCGATGTCTCCTGCTTCATTGGCGATGTACAACCGCCGGACAGATTCCTTGCCGGGATAACTGGCCCCGTCTTTCGCCAGATCAGCAGGGCTCGCTGAGTCATCAGCTGCCGGCCAACCTGGATACAGTGGCAGAGTCACCTCGACTTCTTCGAAGTCTCCGACAACACGCACTGCCGAGAAACTGTCGCCTATGGCATTCCTGACTTCAAGTTGATTGACGTCGGCCTGTGCCGTGAACAGCGACTCGCCAGCGTCAGGGAAGTGCAGTTCCTTTTCCTCTCCGTCGCCGATCTTGAAGAATGTGATGCGAGGCTTTTCGTCTGTGTAGTCCAGGTACCAGTTGTAGCCATGCGGAATCAGCAGCGTATCAAGTGCCGCCGGCAGCCTTGTGCCGATGGGAATTGTCACGTCACGGATGGCAGGGCCGTCAGCCAACAGCAGCAGGCTTGCTGTGTTTGGCCTGAGAATGAATTCCTCATCCTCATTCAGCAGTTCACAGATTGAGCCGGCTGCAGACTGCAGGCTCCATTCACCTCGAGTCTGTCCCTGATAGGTGATGCCTGCCGAGTTGTCGGCAATCTCCGGGTGCGTCCAGATGAAGCCGCTGAGAGTACCGCCTGACCGCTGCTTGCTTGACCGATTGAACACCACCTTGCCGTCGACTGTCGGATTGAACACAGCGTGATCTGTGATCAGTCGCTGTATCGAGTCGATCGGGTCCCAGACATAGTAGCCAGTCAGCGTGTCGCCGAAGTGATAGGGCCGCATCTGGCTGGAGGCCTGCAGAGTCTCTGAACCTTTGGTGATGCTGGCCGTTTCGGTGACATAGTCGCCGATGTGCAGGCGGGTTTCCTCGTCATCCGGCAGCCGCACTTCCACCATGCGGGAGAATGCCGCGGGTTGCTCGCGATTTCTCAGCGGCGTTTCTACGGCGTACTGCAGCTCAGCGTAGTCCAGACGCGAGCCTCCGGCCGACTGCACAACAATTGCGGCATGCACGCCATCGAAGACTTCGCCCATCGGCACGCTGCCATCCTCCGGCCCGAGGTGAACAACCAGCTCGGGATACCGCAGAACGTAGCCGCCTGATGGGTGGATCGCGTCTGAAAAGGCCATAGGTTAAGCGGCGTAAACGCACACGAGGACGTTGCAGGCGGCTGTGTCTGCGATCAGATACAGAGTTGTCACGGAACTATCGAGACGAAGACAGCCCGGGATGTCGTTTGGATACGATCGTCCAAAGTAGTCTGCCGTGCCCTTTCCGTACTTCACAAAGTTTGTCTGGTCCAAATTGTATACGTAACAGAGTCCCGGCGTGCTGATGTCTGTGAACGTCACTGACTCTTCGGACGTCCCAACGTTCAGCACTACGGAAAACTTCCGCTGCGTCGTCTGCGTGTACTTGATTGTTCCAGGGCTGAACAAATCGGTCAGGTTGCCGTTGGCCAGTGTCAGCCGCAGGTTGTGTGTAATTTCATCAGCCATTGTCAGTCACTTCCTCATGTTGCGGCTGCACTGGTGCTGCGGCCTGTTTGGCTTTCGGCTTTTCCTTGCCAAAGCCGGGCTGCGGGATCTCTTTGAACATCTTCTGGCGATGCTCATCCAGAGAGCCTTTGCCGTCCCACGACTTATCGACGTCGATAAACTCACGTTCCTGATTGCTCATTCTGCCACCTGTCGAAAGCGAATCGTTCCTTTGCACTGCCATCCATTGACGCCAGATCCATCAAGCCAGGGCTGTTCCTCAGCGTCGAAGCCAATCAGGATCACGTTTTCCCACCAGACGGTTTCTGTGAGGCTTGACCAGTACAGCGTTCCGCTGGTGCCCACGCTGTCGTGCAGGTACTTCAGATCCAGCTGAATGGCCGTCTGTGTCGAGTACCCTGTGAGCCAGAGCCAAGTGGATAAATCGCGTCCGTGCAGTTGGCCCAGCAGATGCACTTCACCCACTGCCCCAAACCACGATTGAACATGCCGGTCGTAGTCCCACTGCGACGGCTGAATAGTGCCGTGCAGGTTGTTCCCGGTATTGAATGATCCAAGCTCAATCATGGGACTGTCGCCGCTGGCAGCGGAGCCTCTTTAGGTCGCTGGGCCGGGGCCTGCACTCGCACTGCTGGAGGCTGCTGGCGTGCCTGGAGCACCTGTTCGAGCTGCTCCAGAACGGCAATCTGCCTCTGCAGCAAATCGCGGTCTTCAGCTGACAGTTGACCGCCAACAGCCATGACGCCGAACGCCCTGCGTTGCTGCTGTGCTTCCGTCAGTGCTTGAATCGCTGCTTGCGGGGCTGTCTCGCCCGCGAGCATCGCGGCTTCCATACCCCACTGGATTTTCTTCCGAGTCTCCATGTCCAGGCCTGACAAGTTGATCTTGTCCAGCGTGGACTCGACGATCTTGATTGCCTGGCCTTCGATGGATCTGTCAGACCCAGCCTCACGCCGCTGAAGATTCGCAGCCGCTCTGTTTTCCGCTTGTGAAAGCAGCGTGTTTTCACTGATCACCGAGATCAACTTCTGGAAGTCCACGCCGGCCTGAGCGTCTGGCGTGACGATATCTGCGGCTGCACGTTCCATCTCACGCACGCGAGCCGAGCCCGTCACCAGCTCACGAATGGCCACCTTGCCTTCGTTGTTCTCGATCGTGCTCAGAAACTGCTTCGCCAGCTCGGCATTCGATCGCATCGCCTCCATGCGGGCGTCTACTGTGTTGAGCTGATTGAATGCCGCGATGGTCCCGGCATCGAGCGTTGACTTAGTGCCATCGTCAAGCGTGGCTTCTGCCTGCGGGATGAACGTATCCATCTTCTGGACCATCTGCCGCAGCGTGGTCCCTGTCACGCTCATTCGCGGGTCTTGCAGCACCTGCGAGATAACCGATGACAGTTCCAGCGTTCGTTCACCGCCGAGGGCCTGCACTCGCTCGCCGCGTGCATTGGCCGCAGCCATCGCGGTGGACATATTGTTGATGGACGTCGCCAGGTCTTCGCCGCGGGCCGCTTCCTGGAACTGCGACAGCTGGCCCAGCACCTGCCCGAAGTTTCGATTGCCAGTCGTCGACGCCAGCGTCAACATCCCCGACATAATCGGTGCGGCCTTCTGGGCATCACCGGCCGTCAGCTTCAGCGTCAACTCGCTAAGGTTGACCGCCTCCTGCAGATCCTTGGCCCCGCCAGAAATAGCTGACGCGATCAGATTAGCCAAACCTTCTTGAGTCACTCCGAACTCTGGTGACTTCTGCTCAATCAGCTGGCGAGCCTCGGCGACGTTATCAGCCCCGATGTTCAGCGCCATTGCCGCTATAGACTGCTCAACGCTGCGGGTGGTCGTGGCTGCGTCGAGTCGCAGCTGCTTGACCTTCTCCAGTTCGGCTACGAGGGCCTGCCCGAGCATGTGCAGGGCCTGCATACCGCCAGCAACCTGAGCGAGCTGTGCGACGCCCTTGCTCATGATGCCACCGAGTTCGCCAGACGCCCCTTTGACTTCGGTCTTCACCTTGCTGAACGCTGAGGCCAGCTCAGTGACTTTCTTTTTCTGGGCATCAAAGGCGGCAGTGCCGACCGTCAGGCCTTTCAGTGCGGCCTCAGCTTGCTTTAGTTCCTGCTCCAGCTTGTTGAATGAACCGGCCGCAGCGTCAGCGGACTTCTTTGAGGTGTCGCTGATCTTCTGTAGTTGCTTTTCCTGCTTATCGAACTTCGACTCAAGGCGGTCCAGCACCTGCACCATCTTGTTGGCCGTCGCGATCCACTCGACCTCAATGCGCTCGTCAGCCATTGGCGGCATCCTTTCGCATTAAGCCAAGCGTCCGCAGGAAGACGTCCATCAGGTAATCCTTGCCCACCCAAAGATCGAGAAACACAGCGACTTCCGGGGTGATGCGATAGTTGACACGCAGCAGCTTCAGCAACCATGCAATCTGTGCTGACGGGTCCGATTTGAAGACCACTTCGCGGATGCCCATCTCCTGCAGATAGGTTTCCTGCAGTACCCTGGCCTCGTCGCACATCCACGCAAACTGTCGCACCACTTCCCAACGCATAGAGCCATCATCCGCATAGACGGCACGAGCGTCGACCGTGTCCGGCATCGGCATCTTCCACGACTGATTGGCCAGCCTTACGAGCTGCCCGGCCTGCGTGTATGGCCGCCTCAGTTCGCCCTCAGTCGGAGGGCTGGCGTTCCAGATCCCGCAGTAATAGCGGGGCTTTCCGTTGTCATCTCTCACGATCGACGGCAGCCACGTCTGCGACTGCGGCTCATAGTGCATTCGCGGGTTAGTCGGGGACAGCCAGCCGAGCATCAGGCCAGTCTGATCTGCCGGTCCCGGATGGGACTGCAGAACGTCATGACCTCCCAGCAGATCCGCAAGGCCAGCGACCTTTGCCACCTGCTCAAGATCGGCTGCCTTACAGTTCGGGATGAACGTCAGGAAATGCACGCCGAGCCTTTCACTACGGAACAGCCACAGCTGCAGAAGCGGTCAGTGTCTTGCCGTGAAGCGTGATAGTCGCCGTGCCGTCATCGTTGTTGCTGACGACGACGCTGTTGGTGTCGGTCAGGCCGCCAGCGAAGGTGAAGCGAACATCAACCGTTGAGATAGCCGCGGCATACAGGCCAGCGTCCAGCCGCTTTCGCATGTAGCAGTTAGCTGACGTCATCGCGGTAAAGTCGCCCACGGTTCCGGCGATTGCACCGAAGTCATTGACTGTGATCTCGATCGTTGGAACAGCGGTCTTGATGGAGGCGAACGTCGGCCACACCGAGCCTGAACCCAGCGGAGGCTTTACCACCTCGATGCCGGGAGTCACACGGAATGACTGCACGCCATCCAGCAGCGTGCCGTTGATGTAGCACGGGCCAAGTGCGAATTCGCCACTGAACGACTGAGCCCCGAGGGCGTTGCCTGTGGCGTCGTCGCAGGCCTTGGTCAGCCCATCAGAAGAAAGCCAGTGAACGTCAAACTGGCATGTGGCAAAGTCAGCATCCTGCGAGACCTCGAACAGCGTCGGCACGACGAACGCATCTGAACCAGTCAGCCAGGGATGGCTGCTGCCGCTGGCAAACGTCGCCCCGGACGATCGCAGCTTGTACGGCACTGTCACCGTGCCGGCCGCCACCGCATAGCCAGCACTGACGAAGGCATTCGCGTTGAGCGCCACCAGCCCCGCAATATCCCCGCTGGTGAGCGAGGTAATTTCGCCAGCCGCCTTGCCGCTGACCTGCTGCACCGCATGGCCTCCGGAGTTCATCGCCTTCCGGATTTCCATATTGGTTTTGTGGTCGGCGTTGGTAATCTGCCGAATGGTCGCAGCCCCAAGAATTGCATCCGCTGCAACAAAGATATTGGCCATCTATCGAATCCTTTTCGACCGCTGTCGTCGGTACTCTGCGGACATAGCACCACGCCGATACTCTCTGGCCTGACGCTTCCGTTCTTTACTGATTTCACTTCGTGACAACACGGCAATCTCTCGCTTCTGCCATGTCGCCAGACGCCTGCGTTTTCTGTTCTCGCGAGCCCTTTCAAGCTCGGTCATCTCTGCCCATTCTTTGGCCGACTTTCTTTGCCGCAGCCGGGCCCTGATGGTTAGCTTTGCTCCGTGCTGTGTCGCGGTGATCTTGTGCCTGAGCGATCTCTGCAAATAGCCAGATGACACGTTCGGCTTAATGTGCCCCCGCTTCTTTCTCTTGTAGTCGTCGGTCGCCTTAGCTCGCTTGCGGGCACCGTATTCCGCATAGGCCGACATCTCGAAGTGACCCGGCACACGCTCAGACCACTGCCGCTCCATCACCCTCCGGTTTATGTCACGCATCAGGCGAGCGTGGTTTCTCGCCGTCAGATTAAATCGCTTGATCTGCAGTTCGATGACGAGCGTCATATGAAGTCCAGCACCAACGCTATGACGAACGCCCACTCACAGCGGCCTTGATTCTCATCCGGGTCTATTGGCCCCGGATCTTGCGGCAGATTCATGCCTCGCATCATCAGCTGCCCTGAGCCGTTGACCGCCGCAGGGATAGCGGCCATCAATGCAGAGCACTTTTCCTGCACCCACACATACTGCTCTTCATGCGTGCCCTGCTTATTGCTTGGCACTTCCAGCTCTACTCGCAGTTCAATCGTCAGCTGTCCCCGCATGTGCGAGCCGGAATAGTCCGTCTGCAGCGGAGCCGTGCGAAGGATGATGCACGGAGTCAGCGAGCAGTCTTCACCCTCTTCAACTCCGTTCTTGTAGATGCGTTCAGCCGCTTCAGTGGACGTCGCGACGCCGCAGATTGTCTGCCAGGCAGACAGCCCAGCCACCATCGTCTTGACGTTGCTGATTGCAGAGGCGACGTCCAGAACGGCCATCAGAAGTCACCAGTCTTGAGCGGCGAGCCGCCCTTTTGCTCAGGGATGTAGCGGACCACGCTGACCGTTCTTGCACCGTGGCTTACAGCCCCGATCGTCTCGACGTCGTAACGCACACCGCCGATGCGAAATGCGTCCTTGATGGTCACTCTGACTGAGTCATCCAGAAACAGCTCGGCACGTCGCATAACACCACGGCCGCGGCTGTCCTCAACAGCGTCCGGCACCCATGACACAACAGCCTTGACCACTGACGCCGCCGTCTCGTTGCCTTCGGCGAACCGAATGACGTTCTCGGCGAAGTGATCTGTGTTCAGAAACACAGACGCAACGTGTTCATCAATCAGCTGTTGGAGGCTCATTCTTCTTTGATTCCCGAGCTGGCGGCTGCTCTTCTGGCGGGTCCACTTCATCGGTGATAATTCGCGGGCGTCCCTTGGCGTCCAATTCGACAGGCACCAACGCCGAGCCGATATCAGAACGCAAGGCCTCGATCTCGTGCTTTGTCAGATCGACTGGCACACCACGCTCAAACTTCAGCGTGGTTTTCTTCCCGCCCTTGCCGGCAATGGTCCGCCTGAACGGTGCGGGCCGGCATGGCTTGAGCATTACATGCGGCATGTGGTTCTCACTTTTGGACAAGCAGTGGCGAGCGTGTAACCGCTCGCCACTGCCGCGACTCATGGGCAAGGCTTAGGTGAACGTCGTCAGGACGGCCTTCCACCAGGCGAGGTATCCGACGTTGTATCGAGCGTCGGTCATCATCTTCAGCACCTTGTACTCAGGGTCATCGGCCCCTTTCCAAGTCGGCGTCTGAATGGGCTTACGCTTCTGGAACACGAACGGCTTCAGAGCACCACCAAGGTTGAACGTGTAGAACTTGGTGGCATCCGTCAGGATCGGGCTCACGATAATTCGCGGCCGATCAATGACTACGTTCGTCGCCCCGTTGCTGTTCAGGGCTGCATAAAGGCCTTCGTAGGCAACAAGCTCCAGCTCAGGCGGAACAATGACCAGCAGGCTGGACATGCTTGTAGAGACCGGGCGATTCAGTTTCTTGCCCTGATCGTTGGTGTACTTGAGCATCGCAGTGCGTGCCTGGTGGAATGCACCGCGGAACTCTGCTGCAGTCGGCGTTGTGCCGTTGGCTGCAGTGTAGGTCAGATCATTGTCCTGCGTTCCGGAGTCACCCCAGCTGTGGTCAGTGTCGAAAAAGTTCTGGCCATCGAAGCAGGCCTCAGATTCGCCGGCAACCAGCACTTCGAAGAGCAGGTCGTCAGGATGCAGAGCGGCTTCATTGCCGAAGTCGGCCATGACCGTGGACATGAGGCCCATGCGGTCGTCGTCGATGTCGTCCTTTTCGAACTCGACCGAGTTCTCCCACTTGCGGTTACTGATCGTGAAATCAGCAGCACGCAACTTCTTGAACTGGCGATCGCCGAGCCATTCACGGACGCCCGGCATTGACCCGAGCATCCCATACTTTTCGTCGGCACCCTGCGACTGCACCTCAGCACAGAGCGTCGGGTAAAATGGCGTTGCCGCCATCACAGCTTCGCGAAACTTCTGCGTGAGATCACGCTGCGTTGCGATGTACTTTGCTGTATTCAGTGACACGGGAGGTTCCCTTCCGAAATCTCCGTTGCGGAACAAGTTGGAAAATCACTTCCATTGCGGGAGGGAGTGCGGGGTCTGGTAGCTATCCAGATGACCCGCCTCCCGCAACGGAGACGCAGAAGTTCTATTACGGCTCGGCAGTCCAGGTTCCGGTGTAGCCGAACACTGACCACGTGCCGGCGACAGCACATTCAACATCAACGGTTTCGCCAGCGGCGTTTGCCGTCAGGTACTTACCTGCAGCACCAGCCACGCCGGTTGACGGCAGGCTGATTGTTTCCGTTCCGTTCGGATCAATACGCAGTTCCTGAGCCGCCCCCACATGGAAGCGATACTTCAGGCCTGGCACAGCGGCCGGCATCGAAAAGACCACAGTTCCGGATGCCCCATTGGTAGTGAAGGTCCGCCCGCTGTCACCGGCCGTCACGGTGTAGTCTGCCGTTTTGGTCTGGACAGTGGACGCACCAGCCGATTCAATCGGCTCGATACTCACCAGCACTTTGGTTGACGAGACGTAGCCGACGATGCGGCCGACGTACACGCCGGACGCAGACGGGGCTGCGGTGATGGTGTAGTTGTCAGTCGCGAAAGCCGCCCGGCCGACAGAGGTCTGGGCAAAGCCAGTCCCAGTCAGTTCGAACACGCCCTCAGCGTAGACTTCTGCGTTCAGGTCTCCGGCTGATCCGCCAGAGTTGTCGCACTGGGCGACGACGATGCCGGCAAAGGCGTTTGCCCCTGTGGCCGTGTCGTCGTCCAGGTAGCCGGCAGAGTTGATGAACGCGAGCGAACCTTCGTAGAGATTCGCTGCAGCTGCCGGGTATGACACGCGGCAGCCTTCCTGCCGCTTCGTCAGTTGATTTGCTGTGACTGCCATTGAAAACGCTCCACAAAAAAAGTCAGAGAAGTCCGCCCTTGCAGAGCGTCACTATTTCACAAACGGCTCAAGGCCTTCTTCAGCCCGCCGCAGGGACACGTACTGCTCCTCGGTCAGCGAACTGTAGAAACCCTGCTTCCGGGCCTCAGAGAACTCCGCCTTGTATTTGGCGTTCTCGTCGGGGGTTTCATCGGCAGCAGAGTTGCCGTCATCGCCGATCGGACTGTTGGACGCACAGAGGGCGTTGAACAGTTCCCCCTGCACTTCAGCGACGCTCAAGCCGCGTTCGCAAAAGCTGTCTGCCAGCGATTCCTTGCCGGCTCGTTTACACAGAGCGTGAATCTGCGTGATGCGATTCCGCTCTTCTGATCGGGCGAGATCAGCTGCGGCTTTCCGCTCAGACTCCAGATCGACAGTCACGACCGGGGCTGTACTTGATGCGGAGGCCGTAGACTCTGTTTCAGTCACTGTTGCGTCGGTCATCTTCAGTCCTTTCGACCGAAAATAAGTCGCCAAAAAACCGTTGATACGAGCGGTGACGACTTCCGGCTCCGCATCCCCAAAGTATGTATCCAGCAGCATCGTTGCTTGTGCTGGAAGATTGCGATTGTCGACGTCGGCCAGGCTGAAAAATCCGCCGCGAGTAGCTGCCGGATCATCCACGATGTCTGCGGCATGGATCGCTCGAAAACGCATCGGTGTGCGTCCACGCCATTTTGGATCTTCTGCCAGCCTTTCAGCTCGCAGCTGTTCCATCGCCTTGTCATCAAGTCGAGTGGCGAGGCTCACCCCGAACATATCGGGATCTTTCTCAGCCATGTCCATCACATACGTGCCAAGGTCGCCTTGCGGCGAGCTGAAGGCCTGCTCTGCCAGATGCAGATCAGCACGCAGCGTGTCGCCCTCAATTCGGGGATTCTTCCAGCGGCCGAGAAAAGACCCCATCCCGTCAGCACTCATGTTCGGGTGTGCAAACCGGGCCTTCGTGCCGTTGTTCCCTTTTTGCATCAGCGACAAAGCGTTTTCGAGCGATGCTTCGTCGGCCGTGTATGGCCGCTCGTCGTTGATGTCGCCGGTCTGAAACAGGCTGGCACCGAAGATGACTTTCCGTTCTCGGTCCACACGCGGGGCTTCCGGAGCACGGAGCGTCGTTGTGCGGAACATGCCGGCAGCTGGTGGTGTGTCAATTGCTGGCACTGGCTGCCCCCTGCGTTTCCTCTTGGTCGACTTCTGCCGTGTCCTCTGTGGCCTCGGCCTCGCTGACGTCGTTCGGCTGAATCTTCATCCGCCGTGCCATCTCACGCTCGATCTGGCGTTGTGCGAAGGTCTCTTCAAGGTCGCCTTGGCGCTCGCCGAGTTCCTTCTCCAGCGTCGTCAGGTTGTTATCCAGCTCAAGGATCGTCGCCTTGACTTCCTCTGCGGGGTTGATCGCGTATGACCACTTCGGTGAGGTCCACGTGTGCCGCCGGAAGACTGGCAGGTTGTCGCGATACGTCCGCGGGTCGATATCGACTGCCCCGACAATCACGCACTCTTCAACGAATCGGTACCAGATCGGACGCAGGAGCGACACGGTAATGAGCTTTTGCCGAACCTTTGTGGCGATGCGTGCCCCATTCAGGATGATTCGCCCGCCGGCAAAAGACACGCCCCGCCAGTCCTTCATCAGCATCTCATAGGGCCAGTTCAGCGACGCCGCAATGGTCCTGTTGTTGTACTCCTGCAGCGATCCGACAGCGTTTGTTTTGCTCGGCGTGGAGAAAACAATCTCGTCATCTTGCGACAGATAGTTGATCGAACCAGGCCTGACTTCCTGAAGTCTCCGTGTCGATTCCGTTGATGTCGCAGCACCCATTGCACGCTGCACCGGGTTGCCCTTCGACTTCACGAACGCCGCAAAACAGGCCTCCACCTGAGCGGCGATGATGCCTGATTCAGTGAGGTCTTTGCCGTCCTTGGCCCGATTGAGCGCCCGCGTCATCCAGGGCAGCCCGCGTGACTGGCCGGCGAACCACTCAACAAACACATGCAGCACACGCCACGCAGGAATCAGCTCGTACTCAAGACTGAATTCCTTGTTGTCGTGCGGATGATTCTTGCGAATGTAATAGCCGATAATCTCGGCGTTCTTGCCACGCACGCGACGATATTTGATCCCCATCCTCACTGACGGATCTGCGGTCAGCTCGGGAGGCGTCTCCAGCCGATCAGCATCAACCACCTCAACGCACAGCGGAACAGGCGAATCCTCCGTGGCGATATCGCTGAGCACCACGATCGCTTCACCGTCTGAGTCGATCGACCTGCAGGCCAGCGATATTTTTTCCCAGAGAGACCTTTTGCGTGTGCGACACGCGATCGGTTCCCACTCGCCGAAGGCCTCTTCCAGAGCTTGATTGATTGACCGGGCCTGCTCAGCGGTGACAATGCCGGCACGCTCTCGCACCCGAGACTGCACCATGAAGCCAGTTCCGACGACGTGCTCCACGCGGCTGTCAATTGCCCCGCCGACGAAGTCGTTTCGGTACAGCTCGCGGCTTCTCTGCCGCGACGTTTCCAGATCCTCTTCGAGAAAGGCGTCTGTTGACAATCGCGACGCCAGCCACTTGCCCTCGCGATGGCGTGTCGACTCAGCCGCCTCAAGTGCTCGCGAGAAATACTTCTCGGACACTTCCATCTGGCGGCGTGCAGCGATCCGCTGAGCACCCCACACGGGGGCCACTGCTGCGATTGCTGAGTCAATGATGCCCGCAAACTTCATGACCGCATCAGCCTCGCGTAGTTTGTTACGATGCCGTTTGACTCAGCGGAGATCCGGCCTTCCAGCCAGTCGATCATGTCCCGCATTGACGGCAGCGAGGCGGCGTTGTAAGTGCGTCCGGCGATCTGATAGCTCTGGCCAGTCGCAGCGATTAAGGCCACGCCTTCGCGGAAAAGAGCCAGCAGCTCTTCATCGGTGTAGGTGTTGGCGGTTGTGACTTTCGTGACCATGCCGCGAAGATAACTCACGCGGCAGTCGGTGCGATAGATTGAGAACAGCCGGTGTTCCTACGTCGTAGGAACGTTGGATTCATCGGCCGCCACCCACTTATGGTTCTCCGGGCGATGCCGGCAGACGTTGCAGCATAGGTAGCGGATCACCCAGCCGCCGCGAGGCGGCAGGACTTTATCAACGCCAATCTTCCCGCTGCACGTTGGCACAGGGCACTTATCACCGGGAAGCGGCCCGTCGCTGCGAGTCCTCACCAGTCGTGTCAGTTCCAGTCGCGTCAAGATGACCTCCTGCGAATCCAGCCGCCTGATTGGTGATCTTCCGGCTCACGCACAAACTGGCGAGGCCTTGCCGGCTCCCGTGAGAATCCTTGACCTGCCTCCGCTGGCACTCCACCGTGCTCAACAATCAGAGACGCCAGGGCACGCCCGTACCTGATGGCGTCGCGGAAGTCGTTAGGCTGATTTTCGTCTTTCTTGACCCACAGCAACTTGGCGTTGCCTCTGTTGTCGATGCTGTCAGCAATGACGCCATTGCACAGCTCGTGGACGAATGACAGATCGCGGGCCGCATCACAGCACAGCGACAGTGACCCATACTCTCCCGGCTGGCGCTCTTCAATGGCCGCGTTGACGTCGCTCTCCCAATAGTCAGTGTTCACAGTGAAGAGCATCTGACCTTGATTTTCGCCACGCTCGATCTCGGCCAGCCGATATGGCCTGCCTCCAAGGTCCGTTGATGATCCCTTGCAGGCAAACATGGACGGCTTATCGTTGCAGAAGTCGTAAGTCGCTTTGGCGTCCCACCCGGAGTCAGCCGCTGACAAGGCAGGCCTCAGCATGATTCCGCCGCCGTGTCGCTGATACTGTCTGCAGATCGCAACGTCCCATGTTTCCTGCAGCGTCGCACTGATGCCGTAGTCCACGACGTGAGACCGCTCATCGTCGCCATGTCCGAGAATCACCCACTTCACAAATCCACCATCTGCCGCCTGACGGTCGATCGTGCATGTGAGGAACTTCACCCATTGCGGGAACATGCCACGTGGGATCGTTGTCGCCAGTCGCTCTGCAATCCGCTCTGGCGCCGACTTCGTCCGTTTCGCCTCCCACGTTTCGCCCTTGTCCTCGTTCATCCACTGCCGCAGCTTTGCGGGAGATTTCACTTTGTTCAGGTAGTCATAGGCAATGTCGCCCCACCCATGAAACAACGCATAGAACACGCTGATCTGCGAGCCGTAGTCCGGGCCCCAGTTGACGGGCTTGCCACGCAGCCATGACATGTCATCTGTCGGCAGCTCGCGTGCGTCCATCGCCCGCTCGTGGTCGACTTCACAGCCGGCAGGCACCCAGACGCCGCGATTCATCATCCACGGTCTGTGCTGGTCAGTCACCTCGCCCTCACACCAGCGGCAGACATAGTGGGCAGTCCGCCTGGCCAGATCCTTGTCGGTCTCTCCGGCTGGCGTCTTCTCCCAGAAGATCCCGCCAGAGCTGCTGCCGTCGCCGAACTCAATCGTCTGGAACTTGCAGCAATGCGGGCAGGGGACGTGGTAGCGATGATTCGTGGACGCCATCCGGCCTGACTCGACGTTGCTTTTGCCACGCACTGACGGCGTCGACTCCAGCACGAATTTTCTGTCTGGGTACTCAGAGCCACGCTTCAGGAAACGGGCGAGCGGGTCGCCTTCCGTGCTGGTCGACTCCATCACCCATTTATCAATCTCGTTGCCGTGCCCGATGCGGATTGACTTGTCGGCCAGGCGTGACTTCCCGCGTGGCCAGGCACCGTGGCAAGTCGACCGCCGCAGCTTGATCTGCGTCTTGCTTTGCCGCTGCCGAATAGGGGCCTCATCTCGTAGCCTCGGACAGTGTTCGATCATCTTCCACAGTCGGCCAAACACGCCCTTGCAGTTCGTCTCATCTGGCGTCGCAAACATGGTCTCTTCTGGCCGCTGGTCCATCAGCCGCATCAGCATGGCCAGCCCGAAGTTCGTTTTGAACATACGGGCCGCCCACTGCAGCCAGATCGTGCGGAACTGAATCGAGTCGAACGCCCAACACGGTCCCTGCGGAGCGACTACCCACGGCGACTGCTGAGCAGAAAATGCCTCGCCTGTGTGCGAGTAGAAATACATGCGGAGCCAGTCCGCGGCCGATTCCATTCTCCGCGGCTTCAGCGAGTCCTTGATGATCTCAGCCACGAAGCTCAAGCGTAGCTCCCGAGGTCGTCGCAGATTTCCTTCAGTGCGATTCGCACTGTCTCTTCAACTGCTTCCTTGATCGGGGCCTTCAACTCCGCAGGGCACAGATTTGCACAACGCAGGCCGAGAGACTGCAGCCGATTCGAGAACCGGCCCAGTGCAGTCCGCATGTGCAGTTCAACTTCGTCCTTGCGAATTAGCTTACCCTCCAGCATGTCGTTCTTTAGCTGCCGCGTCCTTGCGTTCTCGCGACGCTCAGCAACCTCGGCTCGCTTCAGTTCAATGCCGATCTCTGAGATGTCGGCATCATCAGCGACGGCCCGAATGTTTTCGTCCCTCCACTTCTGGACGGCCTCAACTGAAGTCGCTGGGCATCCTCGGCGGATGTACTTGTCAATCGTCCGCGAGCTTACGCCAACTCCATCAGCCAGCACTTGAATCGGCAGCCGCTTTGCCGCTCTTGGCTTAGCTTTCGCGGCTCGTCGAGTCGCCGGTTTATGTTTACTTGCCTTCTTCGCAATGGCTAAACCCATGCACTATTTAGCGAACGAACGACCGCCCCAGAAAAACTTTATGCACGAAAAATGTCAGCAGCGTTTGATC